CCCGAGCCTTGCCGCCGCGCCGAGAGCAGGTAGTGGCCCGCTACCGTCGGTGTGAAAGTGGCCTCGGCAGATGTGCCGCTGGTCAGCACGAAGGTCGCTGGCCATGCGTGAGGGGCTTCGTGGCTCGACCAGTGGAAGAGCTCTCCGGAGAGCCCGGAGTCAGCGACGAGGGAGCCATCGATGAGGCACTGAATCACGACAGCCACACCTACCGTGCTCGTGCGGCGTCGCAGGTACTGGCCCTGCTTGGGGTTCAGACGGCAGTAGCCAACGGAGCCCGCCCCGTCTTCCCAGTCGGTGACGGATGAGCCAGTCGGAAAGTGCAGGTCGAAGCCGGGCATCACATCTCCATCCAGTTTGTTCCGTTGAAGACGGCGAAGGCAGACTCGTCAGGACCAATATCGAAATCGTTCGTTGTTCCGTTCGAAATGTGGAGCGCTGACGCCCCACTGTTCCGCACCCGGAACCAGTCGCCGACCACCGCATACGTGATCGCCAGGACCAGGGTCACCGTGGTCCCTTCCTCGGTCTCAAGAAATTGAGCGTCCTCAAAGTCGCGAGTCGCCACTCCCTCGGGGAACGAAGCGATCTTCTCGTAGCCTCCGCAATGGTTTCCGTTCACGCGTCCGCGAGTCACTGGGTCCGATTGGGCCGTGATGGCCTGCGCAACCAGAGCGTCAGCCGCCAGAGTCTCCACCGAGAGGCCCTCTTCTCCTTCGATCCTCACCACTGCCGTAGGTGAGTACGTCCCACCCTCGGCGAAGTTCGGGGCCTTGAGCAACGTGTCCTGAATCGAACTTACTTGGTCGCCGGTGAGCGGATCCTCGTCGTCCCAGCCACCAGTCTTGATCTCGGTGAAATTCGCCATGGGTCAGAGTCCTGTGATCCCGAGCAGGGAAGTGCCGAGCACGAACCCGCTCGTAGTAGTGACGGTGTAGCCGAGCCACGAGGGCGACATGAGACGGAGCCTCTTCTTGGCTGCTTTGATCGAAGCTCGCTCTGCGGCTGTGAGCCTTCGCTGCGATCCGATGTCGAGGCGTGCCCTCCACATGGCGCGAGACGTGGGGCGAGCCAACGGAGAGCAGTGCCTAGTGCCATACGTTGGCTCGCCCGAACCTGAATTGGGAGCCAGGCAACGGCCTGGACGCGAGCAGCTTTTCACGTCGTCGATCACTGCTAGCAGCTCGAAGCGGGAGTCGATTCGCTGTAGCTGCTCCTCGACGTCGGCCTTCCGAGCTGATGCCTTCGCCGGCCAAAGTGCGACAACTTCCGCTTGGCGGTCTGCCTCGGCTTCACCGGGTGCCGCCACGAGTCCAAGCTTCCGCTCGTAGTAGGGCAAGGTGTCGGTGCAAAACAGCGGAGAGAAGTTGTTGACTGCCCTGCGAACCGCCGAGTCAGCTGCTTCGAGTCCAGCCGCGCGCGCGCGTCTCCAAAGCCCATCGATCCCCTGATCATTCGGTGCGCTTCCGCCGATGCCCTGCGTGGTGCGGAGCATTCGATAGACGGCCTCGGGCCCATCATGGCCACCGCCGACGCGGAAGGGGACGTGCCTCACAGCACCTCCAGCCAAAAGCGAATGTCCGCCGCCGATCCGCCGTCCTTCGTCTCGATGTGGACCAGGGTGGCGTCAGACGCGTCAACCCATGCTTCGGCAGTGCATCCCCCGCCGACCTCGCTATGGGTGCAGCGAGCCGCCGACAGCGCAGTGTTGACCGCGAGCCCTGACAGGTCGTTGTACGTCGCGTCGAACTGGTAGGTGTAGACGCCCGTCGAAGTGCGAGCGATCACCGGATGGGGCTGCACGTGGTCGACGTTCCACGCCTCTTCCTGGTGGAGGATGTCGAACGCGCTTGTCCCAGAGTTCCAGTCCGCCACGAGGGAAGCGCGGGGAAGCACCAGGTTCGCGCCCACGGTCATCTGGATGAGTAGCTCCAGGTACGCCGCCGCCATCTCGAACTCGGGGTTCTCGACGGGGCGCAGATCGCGGTAGGTGGACCCGAGAGCTGAGCGGAGTGAGCGAGTGGGAAGTCCTGACATGGTGCCTCACGGGAGGGGGCGGACGTAGATCCCGCCAGCTGCAAGCTTGTAGGGCCCATCAGATGGGTAGGTGGGCACGTTGGGGGAGATCGAACCCGAGAACGGGAACGAGAGCGCGACGGTAGAACATGCCCCACCAAGTGCCTCACGAACCCATTCCGCGACGTCCCCCGACATCTTGCACGGGCGCTCGAAAGCTGGCTCTGGGAAGCGTTGGCAGCGGTCGAAGAACTCATGGGTGGACGCGTAGATCTCGCCCGGGCCCAGGTGATCGAAGTAAGCGACCAGGGCCTCGGAGATGAGGGCGAACATGGCCGTGTGGGGTGAGACGTAGCAGCCAGCCTTGACGTACGACGGACGCGTGCCGGTCCAGGTGATCGTGAAGGTTCCGTCTTCGTTGTCCTCTACCGACGCGACGGACCCCATCGCGTAGAAGCACCCGTCGTCGTCCGACCAGATCATCATGTTGGGGATGTCGGCACCCGTGACGGTGGCTCCGGCGACCTGCCCCGGAAGAGTGGCCTCGTCTGGGCATCCAATGATCGCGTAGCTCGTGGAGATCGTCGCCACCGAAGGCCACGCGCTGGTCCCTCCCCACAGTGGCCACGGCTGCGCGTCGGTCCAACCCGAGGTCGAACCGGTTGGCATGTCGAGGTCTAGTGCTAGGGTCGCATCTTGGGTCTGGTGGGCCATGACCAGCACGAACGGATCGCTTGGCTCCACGGGGGACCCGGGGGGCACCAGGAACGCGGTCGCGCTGGTCAGTAGGGTGGCACTGGCGATGCTCGCGGTCGGGCTCTGCGTGATTCCGCGCTTCTGCGTGATGCAGACCGCGAAGCTGTTGGGGCCCAGGAAGCACGGGTACACGAACGCGTCGTCGATGCTGTTGGAGGCCCGTCGCGCCCAAGCCCGTTGCTGCGCGTCGTTCCCCCCGCCCTGGCGATACCGGATGTTCCCCTCGATGCGGGAGATCCATTCCGCGTCCGTCTCGACGTCGGTTCCGCCTACGAAGTTCGCGGCGACAACGGCCTCGGGGGCCATGCCCTCGTTTCGGTAGGCCCAGGTGATGCGAGATCCTGCTGGAAGGTTCGTGGCGATCCCGGTGTCCATTGCCACCATTGTGATCGTTGCCGCCCCATCCACGATCGTTGTGTCCCCCGAGTAGGCCTGGTAACGGAAGCCCTGCGAGTCACGCCCCCAGCATGCCGTCGGATCTGGGACAGTGGTCGAGTTGGTGATCGGAGTGTCGTCGGTTCCGCTGATCGTGACGGTTCCGCTGCCTCCGGTCGCCGGGAGCCTCCCGTCGGAGTCCCACAGGCGGGCGTGGTAGTGTTCGAGCCATGACGTGCACGCGCGGTCGACGTGGGCCTGGTCGTTCAGGAAGAGCGCATTTCGTTGCGCCCCTTGCCCATAGTCATCGATCCCCGAGGCCTCGCGATACCAGCGCGACCCGGGCGCCGTTGCCTGGGCGATCTCCTCTTCGGTGAAGAGCACGCTCGTCTCAGGGTTGACGAGTTGACGCAGCCCCGAGCGGAAGATGTTGAGCACGATGTCGCGCACGGCGCCACGCTGCAGAACCTGGAACTCTCGGTCGGCGGGCGAGGTCATGCTGCCCTCGGAAGGAGTTGGAGAAGCGGGATCTGGAAGGTCCGACTCTTCTCCTGCGCCAGGTTGCGCATGGTGATCTCGACGTAGACCCCGACGTTCTCGCTCTCGATCTCGATCTTCTCGAGTCGGAGCGCGCGGGTCTCGATCAGGTGGCGCCAAGCAAACTCGACTTCAGACTTGAGCAGCCCGGGGAGCTTCTCGTCGATGAACTCGATCTCGTGGAGCTTGTTCCCCTCGCCGAGCACAGCCGACCCGCTCCCCCTCCGGACCAAGAGGGCCTCGAGGGCGGCAGCCTCGACAGGATCCACACCCGTCAGGATCGAGCGGTAGTCTCCGGTTTCCGGATCAATCGCGTCACCGAGGAAGATTGCCGGGGCGCGCTTCGCGGGAAGCGGGACCGTGATCGGATCTCCAACGGGGAACGCACCTGCAGGAGGGATAGGCACCCATCGAGGGTGCCGGCGTCGCTACGTCAGACGAGCCCCACCCAGGGGGCTACAGGTAGCCGCAAGCTTCGGGGCAGATACTGTTCCTGTCCCGGACGGTTCTGGCAAAGTACTGCACTACCAACCAGAAGCCAGCGCTTGGCTTGGTGAGCTTTCCTCCGAAGGTCAGGTTCTGCTGTTTCGCCACGTCAGAAGCGTACCACCCAGTGACAAAGCATTGGGTTTCGGATCCATCCTCGGGGACCACCGTGACCTGCGCGCAAGTATCGGGCTTCACCGCGATCTTCTCGCTCCCGAAATCGACATCGGCTCGGATCACTCCACCAGCGTACGGGGCGGGCTCCCACCAGCCATGACACGCCCCGCTGTCGTAGTAGCTGGGCACGCCCGGGTTGAGTTCGTACCAGGTCATGAGAGCATCTAGCGCGACCTGCGGGCACCTCTTGCCTGGCCCCAGGTAGTAGGGGTCCGTGTCCGTCCCCGCGACGAAGGCCTCCCCGGCTGACCCCGCCTCACCCCCCACGGCAGCCTTCCGCCCTCCGACCCCTACCGCCTCGGTTCCCCCCGACGCAGCCCCTGCCGCACCGCCAGGCTCGCCCGCTCCACCACCCTGGTCCTCCTGAGTCTCCCCAGCCGAGCCCGCGTCAGAGAGGCCGGCTGCGCCCGCGGCGTGGTCTCCACCTCCTGACACGGTGGACGGGTCCGACGAGCAGGCGAGGGAGAGCAGGGCGAGGAGCAGGTAGGCACGCATCCACCAAGTGTGGACCGTCCGGCCGTGGTGTCAAATTGGGGTCAGTCCAGCGGGCAGAACGGGGACCAGGCTAGGATTGGAAGCTCGGGGATCTCCGGTAGTGGAGGAGGGATCGGGATGTCGGGGAGGGTGACCGACAGGTCTGGGAGCCCCGGGAGAGCAGGCAGATCCGGGAGCTCGGGCAGCGTCGGAACCTCCGGTAGTGGAGGAGGGATCGGGATGTCGGGGAGTTCGAGATCCAGGGCAGGGAACGCGCACCTGGTCATGGCGACAGGAAGAGCGAAGGGCAGGATACGCCAGGAGTCAGGGCCACGGCTCCGACCCCACTCCCTACTGACACCGAACCGTGAAGTTTGATTGCGGCGGCAGTAATGGTAACCGCCCCATCCTTCATTTCGAGCCAAGTGGATCCATCGGCTCGAATTATGATCCCCTTATCACTCAGAAGAATAGAGCGGCCATCGCCCTGCACAACCGACACGGTTTCTTTGTCGGGGTCCAAGATGATCGTGTGGCACTTCGCCGGAACCCCATCGGAGTCGAAGTCGTACGGCACGTAGAGCGTGGTGATGCTCTGCAGCTGCGCGTCATCCGAGAACGAGAGGAACCCCCCGCCATATCCCACGAAGGCCATCGTCCCCTCTGCAGGGGCAGGGAACGCGCGGTTCAGTCGCAGATCGCGGTAAGCCATCGGGCGCACCGCGTCCCCCATGCGTGCCCCCACGGACTCGAGTCCCACGCCGTACTGAGTTGACCCGTCGAGCCCCGTGACGTCTGAAGGCGGCCGCGGGCGGCAGATGATCCCGGGCGCTCCGAAGCTCTCAGCGTCCTGCGTCTCCTCGCCATCGACCGTGCCGCTCCCGGCGAAGCGCACCGCGCCGAAGGGGCCAGACACGGAGCTCCCGCCGACCTGAAACGTCGTCAGCCCAAGCCCCACGAACGCCGATGGATCGGGTCTCATAGCTTCCACACTCCCTTCGCCGCCATGGTCAACCGCGCGGTGTGACCCTCGTTCGCGTTGCCGCTGAGGGTGGCGCGCCAGCAGTAGTAGGGGGCCGCCACCGGGTCCGCGACGTCGATTCGAAGCGTGGACACGGTGTCGATCGCCCAGGGGATGATCTGGCTGTTGAGGGGGTAGGTCCACCCCGACACCAGAATGTCCCAGCTCTCGCGCTGTAGGGACCGCTGTGCCATCTCTCGACGCGCTCGCGCCTCTGCCAGGGACGAACTCGCAATGGCCTCGTCGATGGCCATCGAAGGCCGAAGCAGCGGCACCGCGGACAGCACCGGATCGGTCAGGGTGTACTTGACCGCAGCCCTGCGGTAGTCGCGCCCCCCTCCCTGCCCGTAGACAGAGAACTCACTCGGGACCGACTCGTAGTCCTCCGAGCGTCGGGCGTCCATGATGTTGTTGCCCCGCGGCGTGCCACGGAGAAGCTGCAGCGAGTAGATCGGTGGCTGCTCGTCGTTGGGCTTACCGACCACGATCTTGCCGTCGGGCCCGTCCCAATGCATGAGCCCGAAGCGTCGCAGGTGGCGGTCGACGAACGCGTAGACGGTCTCCGGAGGGCGCACCATTGCGTCCTGTTCCGTGATGGTCTCGAGGTCGACCTTCGCCCCCGTGTTCTTACCGGCTCCCGTGATGATGTTGCGCGCCGTGTCCGCGTTGAATTGGAAGTCGGCTTCCGTGAGCCCAAGGGTGGCGTAGGCACGAAGCACAATGTCCTTCAGCGTGGCGCCTCGGATCGTGAGGGTCTTGCACGAGGCGAACGCCGCATCGGCAAGGATGGTGCGCACCGATAGCTGGACGGTTGCCCCGCCCTGAGTCGAGATCGGGAGCGCGCGCGTGAGCATGCGCCCGGCCATGATCGAGCGTCCATTGATGGCCATCCGGAAGCGGCGCCCGATCGAGATCGCTGCCTTCAACTCCGCCCAGGTCCCATTGTCCCCCATCTCGATGCGGGCCTCGGAGGGGGCGGTGATGTCGGTGGCGATCTCGTAGGTGGTCGCCCGATCGATCAGGATCGAGTTCCCCTTCCCGTCGAGACTCTCCAGGGTGACGGCCTCGCGCTGTGCCATCAGACCCTCGCCGTCTTGATCTGAGTTCCGGCTGGGATGTAGTTCGGATCTTCGATCTGCGGGTTGAGCGTCAGCATCTCGTAGGGGTCCATCCCCGCCGCGATGGCGAACTCCCAGATCGAAGTCACTCTCTCCGTCGTCTTGGTCACCACGCCTTGGATCGTTCCGGTGCGAGCCTCACCCTCGGCGCTGTCGGCTTGCCCACGAATAAGCATGAGCAGGCGCACGGCGGGGGCGGCGACAGGATCCAGAAACTGGTTCTGGCCCGCCTCTGACTTCTGGTGGGCAGCAAGCAGCCGGTCGCAGCAGGACGACACCCGTTGAGCCTTCGAAGCCACGTCCTGGCGATACTCGCTGGGGGCCGCCATGATGGCCTCGAGCCGGGACGTCAGACGCGTCAGGTCTTCCCACGACCCATTCCAGGCCCCGGTGCGCTCGGCCTCAAACTGGGCTTGGATCGCGAGCTGGCGCACAGTGGACGCGGGGATGGACTGCGCCTTCTGCTGGTCAAGAAGGTTCTCATTGTCGCACTTGAAGGTGATCGTGAGGACTTCGCCGTCGATCTCGGAGTCGCTGGCGACGCGCCTCCACGTGATGGCCTTGCACCGGATGTTGCGCTTCCACGGCAGATGGAGCGTCCCGGTCTTCTTCGCCTCGAACAGCTCGATCAGCTTCTCCATTCGCGTCGGGTAGAGCGGTGGATCTTCCCCGATGCCGTCCTCTGCCTGAAGTGGAAGGTAGAAGGGCGCCGTCACATTCCACGTGTTCGCACGAAGACCGGTCTCGTCGATCTCCTCGCCATCGATCCAGGGGACAGACCGCGACACCTCTCGGATCCCGCCGTCACCCTCGACCTGTCGCCACACCGGGAAGACGACACGCTCGAATCCCTCGATCTCGAAGGACGCTGGCTTGGAGTTCTGCCAAATCTTGGCGTTGGCCATCAGTAGCCTTCCTTCGTGGGAGCTGGCGGGGGGAGGCCGTTGGAGCCGGTTGGCTTGACGCCCCCAAGCGATTTGGTGGCCCTGTCAGCTGCCTCGGCCATGCGCTGGAATGACTCGATCGTGTTGCGGGTGGCCTGCCCCACGGAGTCGGTGTTGAGGGAACGTTCGAGGGCAGCGACCGTGGACTCGAGCTCCATCTTCTGGCGGCCAGAACGCTCTAGGATCGATGTGCTCCCGGTTACGCTCTCGATGGTTCCGAAGACCTTCTCGCCCACGCTGGGCCCCTCGGTCTTGACGCGCTCGAGTTCCTGCTTCGCTCGAGCCAGGTAGGCCGTGCGCTGCTCCTTAGTGCCGCTCGCTGCTACCGCAGATCCCACGGCTGCCACCGACTCAGCCTTGGCATTCTTCGCTTCGTCAGCGGAGGCCATAGCGTCGATGATGGCCTTCCCCACCATGAACGCTGCAGCCGCGCCTCCGGCCACCCCGAAGAGCTTCCCGGCGGCTTCCCAGGCGCCGTCCGCCGCTACCTGCTCGGCGAACATCTTGGCCAATGACGCCCCAGCCGCTTTGAGCCCTTGTTGCCCAAGCTCCACGGCCATTCTGCTCATCGTAGCCCCAGCCACTCGCCCTCCCACGTACGCGGCTCCCGTGGTCCAAGGGTTGTCCACCGCGAACTTCACCAGCCTCATCATCCCGCTGGCGAGCTTCGGGGCGAGGTGGGCCAGCTGCTTCATCGCTGACAGCATCTCTGGCTTCGACATGGCCGAAGTCATCTCGTTCATAGCGAGGGTGAGCTGCGCCTTCGGATCTTGGAGACGCTTGACCAACTCCTCCTTCGATTCCGCCTCGCCGCTTGCCGCCTTTCCCGCCTTCTCCATGGCATCACGGAACGTGCGAAGACCAGCCTCCTTGTCTCCTCCTTTTGCCCCCGACGAGTAGATCTCCCCGAACGTGGCGACGAGCTTGCCAATGGGGCCAGAAAACAGATTGGCCAGTTTCTGCTGATCTCCCCCGGTCTTCACCAGTATTTGTTCGAGAGCGTCGGAGCGTACCCGCTTGTCCTTCCCGACGAGCTTACCCTGCAAACCAAGGGCTTTCTCGATTGCCTTGACCTTCGTCGGATCTCCTAGTTCGTCAAGCAGACCAGTCACTGCTCCGATCTTCTGCTTGGCATTTCCCAGAGAATCGTCGGCGGTGTTGACCATCGCCACGATGCGACGCAACCCGGCCTCGCCAGTGTAACCAGCCACCTTAGCTGAAGCGCCGAGCATGCCGAGCTTCTCGCCGAAGTCCTCCACGCTCAGACCACCTTGGTTGGCAAAGCTCACCATCTCCGCTAGGGCTGAGCTGATGTTGTTGCGCACCCCGAACTTCTCGTATAGGTGCCCGGCGATCCCAGCCAAAGCATCCGTGCTCTTTCCTGTGTTGGTAGCCTCTCTGCCTATTGCTGACAGAGCTAGCTTCGCAAACTCGATGTCCCCAGTGTCGGCAAACACCCCAGACAGGGTTGCTGCCATCTCCTCATTTCCACGGGCCGTGTTTCGCGCAGCGTCCTCGACATCAGCCTGCAGTGACTTGTAGTCGACCACTGCACCGGTCCCGGCTCGAACCGCGAAAGCGAGGCTCTTGTACGAGTCCGCTAGCCCCATAGCCTCCTTGGCTGCGCCCCCCAGACTCAGGGCTCCACCAAGAGTCAGCCCCCACTTGGCCGCGCTCTTCGCCTCGGAAGCGATGCCCGAGAGCGAATCCTTGGCCGACTTGAAGCCTTCCCTTCCCGCGCTGGATAGCGCTCTGCCCATTGCCTTGCCGGCAGACTTCACGGCTTCAGTGACGCCGTGAAGTCCACTGAGAAAACCACCGCTCTTCAGCTGGAGTCTTACAGAAGCGGCTCTCTCCGACATGGCTCGCCCTTCAGGATTCCGTCGAGCTCTGCACCGGTGAGCGTTCCGGCGTCGAGTTCTCGCGCGCAAGCAGCCAAGCAGCACCCGTCGGTGATTTCATGGCCTGCGACGCCATAAAAACCACGAAGCTGGTCTGCTCGTGACCAGCGATATCGGTCAAAGGGGCGAGGTGGCCCGCCTTAGCCACGCGCTGCACCATCGTCCACACATCGTCAGGGGTGTCGAGGGATACCCTCGGATCTAGCCTTGTCTTCAGCTCCTCGATGCGCCCAAGGATGTCCTGGAGGGAGGCCTCATCATACATGCTGACGAGGTTGCGGAAATCCTGGTGTTGAGGCCAAGGCTTCTCCTTGTCGCGAATCGCATGCGACAGGATGCACACCTGCTCGAGCTCGTCGAAGATGTCGCGGTCCTTCTCCTCGTCGAGCTTCAACTCTGCGAGCCAGGAGCGGGCCTCTGCGCGAGCCTGCGCGATCTCCTTCATGCGCACGATGCGGACGCGGACCTCGACCATCTCGAAGGTTCCGTCCTTCTTCTTCCTGCGCAAGAAGTCCTTGAAAAGCAAGTGGCCGTCGTCGTGTGTGACGACCTCCAGCTCTTCCCACGTGCGGTTCCCGAGCTCCGGGATTCTCTCTGCGGTGTCTGCCATATCTCCCTCGTAAGGGCGGCAGAACGGCACGAGGGAGTGGATGCCGAGCTACCGCCGAGTCCGAGTCCTGTCCGTCTCCCTCTGCGCCACGGCTACCCCGAGAACGACGGGCAGCCGATGATCGTGCACGTGAACTCTACGGCGTCGTCGCCGGAGCCCTTCCAGGTGAGGTTCGTCCAGCAGCCGTCGACCGTGATGACCTTGCCGCCGGGGAACTTGTATCGGGCTTGCACCGATTCCTCGCGCTCCCACTTGCCCAGGTAGTCACGCTCGAAACCCTCGCTCGAGATCTTCGAGGAGAAGGTGATCTTGCACGACTTCGGGCCGTAGACCACGCCGCTTGCCTTGCCTCCGTTGCGGTGCGTGTGGACGGTCTTGGCGCCGTCTTCGAGACTGCCGTCGACGGTGGCGAGGTCTTGCAGTTCTCCGCCTTCAACCGCGAGCTTCGTCCCCTTGGGGAACTTCAATGGCTTGGCCATTTCACCCTGCCTTCTGCATGTAGAGGCCCATCTTCGCGAGGTTCTTCGACGGCTTCAGCGGGACGAAGATGTCGACCTGCGTCTCGTCGGTGTCGTTGACACTGACCACCAGGCTCTCGGCGAAGTTCGCGCGGAAGTGCGCACCGTCCACGACGCCCTTGGGGATCCAGAAGCCGAGGATTCGCGACACAATGAACGCCTTGATGTCGCGCTCTTCAACCACGCCCTCGGGGAGCGGATCCTCGGGGTCGGCGTCGTCGCTGTCACGCGCGACCTTGCACTCCTTGAACTCGACCTGGAGAGCTGCCCGCAAGTCCTTCGCTACCACGTACATGGCGTCGATTTCGTTGCAGTCGGTGGGGAGGACCACAGCACCCGCAGGGGTCTGCGTGTAGGTCGTGATCGCCCGCAGCACGCAGGGGCTACCGTCAGCGGCGTACCCGATGAGGGAGACACCAGCGAGCAAAGCCGCGTCGCTCTCTGCGAGTGTGGGCTTGTCCCCGTTCGGGTCGGGGGATCCACAGATAAGTGACGCGCGCCCGATGCGGTTCGCGCTGTACTTGGTGACGACCAAGCGCATGCGGTCGCCCATCTCGTCCCCCATGACTTCGCACGGGAGAGAGTCGTCATTCTCGCTGCAAATGAACTCGAGGAACTGGCGATTTAGCGAGGCCGTGGGCGTTGCGGCAGCGGTGCGGGTGAGCGTGTAGCCCACGATCCCTTGCTGCAGAAGCGCGCCGTTTCCTTCGTTGTAGGCGGCGATGTGGGTCTTGACCTTCGAGAAATTCCCGCTCGTCGAAGCCGCGTCGGCGTTCGAGATGCAGACCCCAATGAAGTCGTACTCCGTGCCGGCAACCGTGGCTAGGGCCGTGGTGAAGTCGGGCTCCGTGGTGCCATCCGTGAGACGCGCGGCGGAAACCGCTACGGTCCCACCAGTGCAGCCTTCGAGCGTGCAGCGCAGCGTGATGTCGTTGCCGGCTGGACCGTTCTGATTCGCGGTGACGGTGTTGACGCCCGTGGTCACTGCACTCGTGACGGTCGCGAACATCTGGGCCGCATACTTGCCGCAGTACGTCGTGACCTTGGCCTTCATAGCGTCAGGCGATTCGCCGACGTTCCATGGCACATCGATCTTGACTCCCTGGATGATGATGTGGGCGGTTCCCGCTTCCGTGAGCGTCCCGTCGAAGGTGAGTGTCCCCGTGGCAGCTTCGCCAGCGCTCGGCGTTGGACTAACGTAATCGATCTGTGCTTGCGGGTAGCGCGCAGCGAGCTTCTTGTAGGCGAGGGCACCCAGGCTCCCAATTCCAGCCGAGGTCTCAATGACGTCTTGACCCGTCACCTCAACCACTTCGGTATTGTTGGTAATCGTTCCGGATGCATTCTTCGGGGCGAGAATGAGCCCACGGATCGTCTGCGATCCTGGACTCACCGTGGTTGGATTTAGGTTTACGACGAGCGACAGGCCCGGCGTGGGGCTCGTTGGATCTGCGGCGAGAGGAAGGCTCACGATTCACCTCCGGGGGTGTTCCCGATGGACGGAGAAGTTGCTGGCGCCTGCTGCTTCGCCCACTCTTCACGCGAGCACTCTACGAGCTCGCCCTTGCGAAGGTGACGATTCAACTCGCGCACGTATCGGCGCCGGTAGTCGTCGGTGAGCGGGACGATGGTGTCCGTGTCCCAGACGATCGCCTCGTCGTTGACGCGCCGCTTGGGCTCGATCTTCGTTGCCCCGAGCAACTCAGCGGTCCCGTACCTCGGAACCGCGAAGCCCTTGACTGGGCGCACGAACAGCACGAACGGGTCAGCCATGCTGTGAGGCTACGGGTGGCTACTCGGCGCCCGAGCCCCACCCAGGAGCTACGTCGTCGGCATGTCGTCCGTGTTGTCGACTTCGTTGGGGCCCACGTCGGTCAGCGCTGTCTTCGACGCGCGGAGCCTGGTCTTGCGCCACGGGTTGAAGGTGCGGCGCTCACTGCGTTGGAGGGCATAGTCGATCGTGACCCGGATCGTGTCGATGTAGGAATCGGGAGTCATCCCCGTGGCGCGAGCGTCCAGAACCTTGCAGTTGAGAACCAGATCTCTCCACGACACGCGGTCAGTGAGGAGTTCTAGCAGGCAATCGCGCAGGTAGTCGAGCTCGCGGCGCCGCTCGTTCGAGCCGTCGAGCCGTGTCCCCACGAGGTAGAGACTGAACTCGTGGACGAAGAGGCGCCTCCCGTTGCCTGCTCGCGCCGTGGACACGCCAAGCGAAGCCGTCGACGTGCCATCTCCTGGGTCCGTCGAGGCCCAGCAGATCGCCACCGCCGGGTACTCCCCTAGCTGCGCGCGGAAGAAGTCAGCCGCGGTAGTCCGTGCTCCCAGGTCCTTGTAACAGCGGACCTGTAGCAGCGACGGGTTCGTGGTCGCCGGTGCCCCCCCGACGATCCCACCCGTCCCGACAACCGCCATGGACTCGAGCCCAGTCACAGGCGGGTCGAACTTCAGCCGGGTCCCAGCTGGCAGGTTGCAGCGTTGTCCGCCCTGCAGCGTCGAGAAGGTGACCGAAGCGCCTGCCCTCGTCACCGACCACGATCCGTCGGCCGTGGCTGGGTTCGGGTCGACCTTGACCGTCAGCTCCTCGCGCGCTCCCTCGTCCACGATGGGGATGGCAAACGCTCCGTGCTCGAGCGTCACCGGAGCGCCCGAAGCGGAAGCCCGCACCGTGGCGGGTCCGACACCGAAAGCGCCCTGGAAGTCTTGCAGGATGGCTTGTAGCGCCCGGTAGCCGTAGGTGGTGCTCATTTGGTCAAGTCCTCCAGGAGCAGGTCGGCCACATCGCGCAGGAATGGGTCTTCGAATGGGCCCAGATCAAACGGGTTGCGCTGTGCCATGTTCTTCGTGCCGGTCGCATGGAAGTCGGCGTAACTCGCGCCGGCGAAGGCCTCGGCCCAGTCAGCGCCGAGGTTGGTGCCTGTCGACAAGATCATCACGCTGGTGTCCTGCAGGATCTTGTAGCTGTCGCCGCGCCGCGCCTTCTTCGTCGAGTCAGCGAGATCCTTCCAGCCGGGGCCCTCTTCCTCGTAGACATCCTCGACGGCGGCCTTCAGATCCTCGGAGATGACCGGGAGAAGGTGCGAGATCCCCCTGCCGCGCGCCTCGAGCTCTTGGAGCGGTCCCGCAAGCTCGGAGGTGTCGAGCAGGATGCCGTCCATCAGAAGCCCGTTTTGGCCACGCCTCCGGATGGGGCGAAAAGAAAATCGGTCGTGGTGACGAGTCCCGCCCGCGTGTGGGGATTGACTCCAGCCCCGGCAGACTCGGAGCGGGAGCGCAGCTCGGAAGTGGCCAGACTCTCCAGGCGCTTCTCGGCGGCTTTCGCTGACTTCTCGTGTGCCGTGTCAGCATCCCCGCTTCTCCATTCCGGGTGCCCCTTCTCGCCCTCGTTCATGGCGATGTCGCACATTGCGGCTCTCACCATGTCGTCCAATCTCACCATCTCCAGGATCTGCGCCTCGCTCCACGCCTTCAGCAGGTGCGACTCGGCCGCCCTGCTCGCGATTCTGCAGCACGTCGACAGGCGTGGACCTATGACGTCGGTCCCGGAATTGCAGAACATCCGGCGCACGGGGCCAGGTCCATAGATGTCCTCGAGATCGGACTGGGAGATATAGGAGGGGATGGACATGGTCGCCTCAGTGGACGCGACCAGCCTTGCGCGCGGAGTCCAGGGCTTCCTTCGTCACGGGGTGACACCGGGAGGCTCTGCCCACCTTGCGCTGGACGTCATCGAGCGCGGCCTGGTTCGGAGCTACCACGAGCACGTCACCGGCAGTGGCTTCGACGCGTGTCCCGTTGATCGCGTTGACCATGGTGACGCTCACCTTCAGCTGTGCCGCGTTCTCGGGGAGGCCCGCAATCGTCGCCTTGGGTGAGTCTCCGGAAGTACGCTGGAAGTCCGCAACCTGGGACTTGAGCGTCTTGATCTCGCGGTCTCGCGCAGTCACGGTTTCGGTGAGCTTCTCGATCTCACCCTTCAGTGCGCCCACGCTCTGGGCGTCGTTCTGGGCTGCGGCCAGCTTCTGTTGAGCACTCTCGAGACCAAGCTCGAGCTCCGCGATTCGGTCGTCTTTGGGGTCTGGTTTTGCCATTGGTATCTCCCTCACTTCTCACGCGAAGGCCCCGACCGCACCATGCGAACCGGGGCCTTCTTTTCAGCAGGAGGATTGCCGAAGTACTACGATCAGGTTCCGGTCAGCACCGACTTGATGAGGCCGCCGATGCGGCAGGTCGTGGAGTCCGCGCCAGTTCCCGGGATGACATCGCCGTCCTTGAAGCCGCACTCCATCATCGTACCGCCGTCGATGCCGCGCCCAACGGGCTGGTACTCATTGACGGTGAATCCAGTTCCGCTGCGCCCGCGGTAGCGGAAGGTCAGGAAGCTGGCCAGGGTGTCGCCACCCGACAGAACCGCGGGGGCGTTGAAGAGGATCACGTCGTCGGCGAGAATGGTAGACATCACGCCAGCCACAAACTTCTTCGCCTGCGTGACGTAGATCGGAGGCAGCCCCGGAAGCTTGACTACCTGGATCTCTGCCACGGAGTCGACGTTGAAGAGCGTCCCGGGCTTGTTGTTCGCGGTTCCGAGCTGGAAGTCCGCGTAGGCCTTGACCTTGGTGTCGGCCAGCATGTATCCACAGACCTGGCTGTTCATCAGGATCCCGGTTACGGGGCCCCAGGATGCATCGATGCGAGTGCGCAGATCAGCAAGCGGATCCTTCGAGGCGCCACCGTCCCACTGCAGAGTGGCGGTGATCGTGGTGTAGTTCGAGGCGTTCCACTTCGCCGTGTTGACGGCCTGGCCGATGATCCTGATCTCGCGATTGAGGAACAGCTTGTCCCGGATGAGCTTCGCGTGAGCCGCGCGCACGTTGTAGTGAGCCACCGCGTCACGCTCAGCAGCGTAGGGGATGAAGGCCGCCAGAGCATGCTCTTCGGTCTTGCCGTCCACCAGGGACGAAGCGACCTCGACCTCGGAGATCGCGCCGTTGCGACCAACGCGATCCTCGACAGGGGCGAAGGCGTTGTAGTGACTGAAGTCGCGGCGCCGGAAGGTCTCGGTCTCGGTGGGGACAATGGGCGACAGGATGTCTTGGGCATACCCGGACTGGGTGTAACCGCCCATGTAGTTCTCGATCTCGGTGACCTGCGAGGTGTCCGCGGGGGTAACCGCGAGCATGACCCGATCGCCCGCCTGGGCCCCTCCCATAGCCTGATGGAGCGTGAACTCGCGCTCGACGGCGTTGCTCGGGGTGGGTCCCGTCACCGGAACGATGTTGCCTTTGGAGTCAAAAGTGAATGCCATGGTTTTCTCCAGGGATCGAAGTGGTTCCGGTGTTACGGGGTGGGGTCGACAACCACGGGAGTGGGCGACGCGTAGTAGAGGCGGATGGTGCACTCGCCAGCCGTGTAGGCGACGACGTTGCCGGTGCTGACCGCGAAGTTGACGAGGATGGTCTTCTCTGCTGGGAGAGCCTTCGACACGGCCGCGTTCTGCGGCGTGGTGACGGTGCCTTCATAGCCGAGGTTCAGATCCGACGCGATTGCGGAGGCGGCTCCGGCGTACCCGATGTCGACCGCGGTGGTGTAGGTCTGGCCGCTGACGATGAAGAGCGCGGTGGGCACCACTTCATAGCCGAGGATCCATGTCTTCGCGGGTAGCACTCCGAGCGTGAGGTTTTCGTTCGTGTCGGCCGCGGTCAGGTCAGCGTGACCGACCGTCATCTCGAGGCAGCAGATCCCGCCGGCAGCAGCCGAGACCGTGCCGATGCTCATCTCCATCGAGAATTGCTCGTTTGCCGTCGAAGTGGCGGTCTGAGCGATGCCCCAGATCGACTGGGAAGAACTCGTGGCTGGAATGCCGCGCCCAGCGCTGTCCGTGGTGATCTTGTCGCCGATGGCTACTGCAGATCCACACAGCACCATGACCATCCCGGAGATCTGACGGTCGCGAGTCTTCGCTCCCGCGGTGGTACCCTCCATGATCTCGGTGGTGACACCAGCTGGCTTGTCGGATACGGAAGTCGAAAGAGCGACGCCGTTGTAGGTGCTGCCCATCTTGAGCAGCTTTCCACGTGCGATGTCAGCCGCTCCGGCGTTGAGGCCAGGTCGGAAGCACGAGGGCGTGGTGATGGTGGGGACGAGTGCGGTGAGGGGATCGGTCATGGGTTCCTCGGTAAGGTCGGGGGTTGGATCGCCTCAGGCGATCAGACGGTGAAGCCTTCCGGGACCTTCCCGGCGGCGAGGGTGCGAGCGAACTCACCAGCGACTCGGCACTGGGTGGCGTAGTCGAGAGCCTTGTGGCTGGGCACGCGTGCGCACAGCAGGGCGTTGGCCTTCGCGGCAGCGTTGGGGCCCGGGCTCGCGTTGAAGGCTTCAATCACCTTCTGCAGTTCGGGAGCAGATCCGGATGCGCTCTGCGTGATCGGTCGCGTTCCGAGTCCAGTGACCGCGCCACCGAGCTGGACGCCATTGTCGCCGGCCACGATCGCACGGGTCAGGAGGGCGCGTTGCTCCTCGGGAAGAGGGTAGTCCTTGCGGAACTGCGCGAGCTTGTCGGCGTCGGTCTTGACCGAGGTGACGAGGGTCGAGCCTTCGAGCTTACTCTCGACGATGCAGCCAGAGCGCGCCTGCAAGATCGCGGGGAATAGGCGATCCTTCAGACCAGCGGGATTCCCGGCAGCAGCCGCCATCGACGCAGCAACGGCGTCAGCTTCCGCCTGGGCCTCATTGTCGGCGCCACTTCGAAGAGCCTTCAGGGCCTCGGACAGGGCGGCCACAGCGGGCTTCATTGCCTCAGCGTCGGCAATCGCCTTGGTGGCGGCCGCGAGCGTGCCTTCGAGGTCAGAGGCCCCGAACATGTCCTTCAGCTTGTCCAGTCCCTCCAACTTCTTCACCGCGTCTTCGGCGGTGTCGGCCTTGGTCTTGACGGTCTGCGCCGCCTGCATGATGGACTGTTCGTCGTCCTTGCATCCGAGGACGCAGGCGAGGGCGGTGAGAATTGCGAGTGCGGCCATGGTTGGTACCTCTGGTTGGACCGGGGGTGTGACCCCTTCAGTTGGTAGTGAATTGAGAGCCGCCTCAGCCCCACCCAGGATTGACTCGGGTGTCGAGAGCAGCGGGAGTTTCAGGAGTCGGCGAATCCTGTCGAGGATGAATCCCTCCTCGACGTACTCAGGCACGGCGTCTGCAGCGATCGCGTCGAGCAGCGCGTGGAGTTGCTCGATCACGACTGCGACCGCAGCGTCCTCGGGGAGTTCGAGTGCAGCGCGCACGCCAACGAGCACTTCGAGCGGAGACTCGGCGGGGCCCCACTGCTCGAGCGTCGCAGCAAGCGGGGCCATGCCCTGGATAAAGGGTTGGTTCGTCAGAGCAATGGACGTCATCGTCGGGCCTTGGTCGAGACCACTCACAGGATCGATAAACGAAGGGTGCACACAGACGGAGCACGTCAGGTATTCACCCGCCAGGATCTGCTCGCGCGCCCGCGGTAGCCACTCCGTCAGGGCCCACAGTTCGTCACCGTCGGGACCCTTCTGGATCTTGAGATCGTAGCTCCACGACGCGGACGGAAGCCCGCTCGCCGGCACGTCGCCGTTGAACGCCCTGATCTCGTTCGCGTGCTCGTAGTCCCACGGGATGACGCGCGCGCAGCCGACGCCGTCGGGCCCCGCGACGAAGCTCGGGTGCTTGTGCAGGTTGTCAATGATCGTCTGAAAAACAGCCGCGTCCCATTCGATCTTCGCGAACTTCGGGTGGCCTAGGTAGGTGCCCGACTTGCAGCACTGGATCCAGCGCAGCTCGCTTGCCGGAACCCCTGGATCGATGGCAAGACGAATCCCCTGCCCGATAGCTCCGATCCGTCGACGCGGCTTGCCTGCCATGCGTCGAGGGTATGGGGGTGACTATCGGCTACGGGCCCCACCCAGGAGCGTCACTCGTCAGAGCAGTTCTTCGCCATCCAGTCCTCGGGAGCGAAGATCAGGAGGCTCTCCGTGAGGTCTTCGAGTCCAGCTTCCTCGAGAGACGGAACCGCCTTATCCCACAGGATCTGGAAGGTCCAGTACGTCATGGCTCCCGCTTCGAAAACCGACTGCGCCTCGGCGAGTGCGTCAAGGTACGGATTCGGGAAGGGCTTGGGATCGTCAGACATCGAGGATGCCCCAGTGGTTTAGCACGTACTCGACCAGCTTGTAGCCCTCGGGGTCGTGAGCCAGCAAAACCGCCTTCTCGCTGCGGTAAGCGGAGTAGCACTCGGCGAAGTACTCGAATTCGTTGGTCTGCGCGTATCTGGTGATCGGGTTCGACAGGCTGCGGAAGGTCGAGGCTACGGTCTGCCGAATGTGCAGCGGGGCTCTGATGTGGAGACGGTGGCCCAACTCGTGGTGGACCGTCGCTTGGATAGCATCTTCCGCAGTGGCCCTGGTCTTCGAGATGCTGTGCGACACGCCGACTCGTAGTTTCTCTCCGTAGCTCGAAGGAGATCTGCTTGTCGATACCGCGATTTCGTCGGTGACCGATCCGTACTTGTAGACCCCGAAGGCTGGTTTCCCCCCGGACTTCGCGGTGCGCTGGAGTCTCATCACCCGCAACGGATCCACCCTCATCGCCCCGAGCTCGTCAGGAGACAGCGACGACATCACGGCCTCGGTTGCGCGCTTCGAGACTCCCCTGCCGATCTTGAGGTCGTGAACGTGGACGCCCGCCTCGATGT